TACATCCTTCGGTGGTGTAAATGGTGCTGGAACCTATAATATCAATACTCCAGGTCAAGCATTTAGTTTCTCAGAAAGTATCAATGCTGCTGATACTCCTGTTACCACTCAAACAGTCACTAATGGTGTAATTGGAACTCCTAATCTTTATGGAGATAGTGTAACTCAAGTTGGTGGCGAAAAAGGAACTCTTGCAGGTACTCTTTCCCCAACTGGTGTTCCTACTGTTACTGCTGGCGGTGCAGGTACAAGTGCTACTGCTCAAAGATCAATTGAGTTAAGCGTATTCAAATGAGACATTTAACTCCCGCTTTGCTTTTAGCAACGGGAGTCATTTGTACTCCCGTTTATGCTGAGAGTGTTGTACCTAATTTTACAAGAGGTACAATTAACGCAACAACAGAATCAACAACAAAAGTCATAGAAACTATTCGTCAAGTTGAATATACAACTGGTGAATCTTATACTGTAACAGGAACTAATATCAACATTCCTGGCATTCCTCAAAGGGGTGCTAGTTATTCCATCATGACTCAAGGTGCCCCATTTCAATTTAGTGAGACGTATCTTGGCCCTGGAGTGGCAAAAGAAACATGGATAGATCGCACTACAGAAACACAATCAACCACTACATCAATCTCTGTCTTTACGCAATAATCTCAACAGGAACTGCATTTGCTCAAAGCACTCCTGCACCTAGTAATACAAATATTGCTGGTCCCAGTGCAAGTGCTACAGGAAATGTAACCAATCAAGCAGTTCAAGTTCTACAAGGACCTTATGCACTTAACACTTATGGAGGTGGAGTAAGTTGTCAAGGAGCAACATTTTCGATATCCCCCTTCTTAATGAGTAGCAATAATGCTAGCGATGACCCAGAAACATTTGCATCACGTAACGGCAACTGGGGCATTTCTGCTGGTCTCAATATTCCATTAGATAGAGATTTAATGAACTTATGTAAGAAAAGAGCAGAAACTGAAATCGCCAGACAACAAGTAGAAACCGATAAAGCAAGATTAGATTTTGAACTTGTAAGATTAATAAAATGCGGTGAAGCATATAAGAATGGAGTGATGTTCCATCCAGATAGTCCTTACTATAAAGTCTGTGCTGATGTTGTAGTGAAATACCCAAAGGTTGAGAATGTAGTCAATGGAACCAATACAACTAATCGATAATCCAAATCTAAGACCAATAAACGGAAATAATCCGATTAGTGTCCCCAATTCAAACATAAATCGAATTGCTGGTCCTTCCGTAATTTCAACTATAGATAGACCAGCAATTCATTCCGTCGAACAACCAGTTGTTCGTGGTCTAGAAGTTCCTGTTGTTGATGTTCCAAATACCACAATCAAATATCCAGTTATTGATGTACCAACTCAAGCAGAGTTTGATGCTGCAGTAAATGCAGAACGTCAAAAGCAAGCACAAGAAGAGAAACCAAAAGAGAGGGGATTACCTGATACTAATCCCCCACCTCAACTACCCCAAATTCCTCAGACCCTACCTACTCAAACTTCTACACCTACTCCAGTTGTGGAAGTTCCAGCAGATAAACCTCAATCTACTTTTTCTGTTTATGGAGTCGATATTAATCTACCTGACCCTTCTCTTGTTGCTACGGCTGGTGCTGTCGCAGTAGTGACTACAGCATCTACTATGGTTGCAACAACAGCATTAAACGCCCTTAAAAATGCAGCGGAGCCAATCATTAAAGAAGCAACAAAGAATAAGTTCAAAATTAAAATCAAACAAGTTAAACCCGTTCTTCATTATGTAATGGCAGAAGAAGGTCACGTTGATATTTTTGAATATTCTGCAGAAGGTACTCGCCTCGTAGAACAAGTGTCTAATGTAGAACAATACATTCGTGACCAAGTTGAAATCAATGCTCTCTATGAGATTGATAACAAAATTATTATTGACGACGTGATAAAAGATAAATTTACAAAAGAAGGCAAAGAAAGATTTAAATCCCTCTTTGCCCCTGCTAAAAAAGTTGCGAAAAAATTATCTGCGAAATTCTCAATCTGAAAACTTATCTATAACCCAAGATATAATCAATATCGGAACATACGCTACAAGATTATATACCACATCAAGAAAGATATTATCTTTCTCTTCTTTACGCTTATCCTTCGATGGTGCTTGAGACATTTTGTAACGCCTTAAACAAATCTTTACTATTTAACAACGTAGTATCAAATTGTAAAGATTTTTTGCGTCCTCTTCGTGCTGGTCTCCTAACAAAACGAATAATCTCTGGCGGTTGTCTTTTGGGAATAGGTCTTCTATTCTCAAGCATTATACCATCATTTGTAAGTAATCTTAGAACTATTAAAACATCTAAGATGAGAAGTTTCATTATACAAGAGTTCCTTTTGCCCTGCGAATTTCTCTTAGTGGTTCCCAGTTCTTATCCTTTGTTCCACCATCATATTCAAGAGCATATCCTTCAGTAATCATTTGATTATTGAGGGATACTTCTTCACCATTAATATAAAGATGCCCGATAATACGACCATATTTCTCAGTAGAATCTGGAAGCTCTGTGCGAATAACAATGTCTTTTGCAAACTCTAACCGATTTTTCAACCAGTTCTTTGCGTCTAATCCAAGTTTTTTTTCCTCTTCATCTTTCGTGCGACTCTCTGGGGTATCGACACGAGCAAGACGAATTCTCTTAGTAAGGGAGATATCAAAACCAAGATCAATATCAGCATCAATAGTATCGCCATCTACAACTCTTCCGACTGATTTAATTCTGTAAATATACGGGTCTTTGTCTGCCATTAGAAAGGAAACTTAATACTCCCAGTATTTAGTTTAGGAACAGGCAATTTTTGAAATGCTTTATTCACTTGCTTCTCCACAACAGCACCGACAAATTCTTCTGGATTATCTAAAATCTTTTGTGCTTTTTGGTATGTGATATATGCTCCTACACCAATCGCAGCACTAATGCTCAGACTTGTGATTGATAGTATCAGACTTAAATGCTTCATCATTCATCTCCTTATGTGCTAGATTTAATATGTAGTAAATGCAATATGCCGTAAAGGCAAGACCACAAGATAAAATTATAACAACTCCCCAGGGAAAATCCATTAATACTTACCTTCTGTACAGTACTGAACTCTCTTATTTGGGTAATAAGGATACTTACCTTCTTGCGGTTTCATCCATCCACAACCAATCAACCAATCCATCGTCATAGGAGTTGGTCTAATTTGTTCCCAAAGTGGACCCTTGGCACACATTTCCAACTTCTCAGCAGTAACATTTGATTGTTCTTCTGCCCAGTTAGCATCTGCTTCCCAAGGAATAGCACGACTTTGCATCATAGATTCATATGTCAACCGAGTCTGCTTCATTACCCAAGCAGGTATTTCACTATCTTGATGAACCTGTGCCATAAAGGATGTCTGTAATCCACCACCCATACAATCCTGAACAACATGCCATCCTTCATGCCTCATTGTTCCAAGAAACTCTCTTGGATCTTTGAGAAGAGTTTCATTCACAAAAAAACGATTGTAGTTTGGTTTATATAATCCTACTGTTCTTGGTGTAAAATATCTTTCAGGTGCCACATAGACAGGAACATTTACACTATCAAGAGCGGCAATAATTCTTTTTAATTCTTCTCTGAATGGATCAAAATCTGGATCCTTTAGTAGTTCAGAATCTACTGTGAGTTTCTCCACACCTTCAGTGCATTCTAGAAGAATCATACAACCCATTGCTTCAGCACTGTAAGGTTTAACTGTTGGTTGTTTTGGTTCTAATGATGCTGCCATAGCAGGAAATGCTAAAGACAAAACTAAACCAACTGAGGTGAATAACTTTATCATTCGTTCCACCAACCTTCTTGTTTGTGAATCCAGACTTTCAAATCTTTTACATACTTTCTCAAGATCTGGGCCTGTTCTTCATGCCAAATATCACCCGTCTCCATGTGAAGACGGGTGTGATTATCTATGGCTTTGAGTATGTTGTGAATGGGAGCATTCCAACATTCTCTTTTAGGAGTGTTCCATTCTCTGGGCATTTGTACTCAACCGTATATAATTGTCCATTTTGAATAAAATCAACGGAGCATAAGTTAGGTCCAATCACAACATTACCAGCAATAAAAATTTCCAGTAACATTATTTTTTCTTTCCTCCATTTTTTGCCTTTTTAGCATTAGCGTTTCCAGAGTTCTGCTTTTTATTATTAGCAGATCCTGCTCCACCTTTCTTACCTTTGTTTGCTGACTTTGACATTATGCTCCTGTGCGAGGTTGAACTTGTCCTTCTAGAACTTCAACTCTTTCTTCAAGAGTTGGTTCTGCAGTTGCAGAAACTTCAGGCACTGAAGGTTCTGGGGGTGCTTCTAAAACCACCTCTCTACGTGGTGGTTCTTCTTTCTTTTCATCATCATCTCCGCCCTTCTTCATAGTATTAATACCAAATGTAGCAGCAGATGCTGTGAAAACGGTAGCAATAAATGTTGGGTCCATTTTAGCAAGAGCCCCAGCATAACTTGCAGTGAGAAGTGCAGCAGACCAACCCAAAATGGCAATACGAATAAAAGTACTCATACACTTTTCTCTTTTATTTTGTGTTTCCATTTGTTCCTTAGTTTGAGGTTAACCTTTTTTCCAAGCTTCACCTTCTGCTTTTCTTCTACGAGCAAGACCTGCTTCTACATTTGAACCAGGATTTCTGTAGAGATAAAGCGCATCGGGAACTAGGTCCCACTCTTTATTCTTCAAGCGTTTAGTAATAGTATTAAAGTTATCACCACCGTAAAAACCGGCACCAAGATTATAAGCAAAGCTGAGCAGAGCGCCTCTTTTTCCATCTGACATTTCACTCCAATGAGGGATTTTACGCAAGGCAGGAAGGAATTCTTTCTTACATTGTTCGATAAGAAGTTCATCTGCTTCTTGCTGAGTTAAAGTATCACCCATTTTAAATGGTGAACCATCTTTCTTACGGGTCGAACCCCAACCGATTGTAATCGGAAGTCCACCAGAAAGAGGATCAGGATATGCACTTAAATGACATCCTTCAAACTCCTTGATTAACTTAATTCCCATTTGAGGAACATCATCACCACCAGTTACAGAAGAAGCTGCAGCAGCTGGAGAGGATGCTGGTGCAGCATTACCCTTTTTTCCTCTATAAATCTCTGCCCAATCAATATTATCTTCTAGATATTTGACAGGTAGATTATCTTCCAACCACTGAACTGCCTTAACGTGGTTAGGATTCTTCTCGTCATAAAACTTGAAGAAGTTGTGTAAATCAATCCTTGCCATTTTTACCTCCAAAATATTTTAAATAGAGTTCGTTTGCTTCAACATGTTTTCCATTATTTGTAAGTTCTTTTATGACTTTAAGCATCTTTGCTTTAAATCTAATCGAAGATTCTTCCCCAGCCATCATTACCTCCTGGACACCAGCGGTGCTTAAGAACTGCTTTGGTATAAATTGTCTTTTTACCGTTAGTCACAGGACCAGTGTAATTGTCATTAAGTGAACCATATGGGTCATTTACATAATATCCTTTACCATCTGGAGTTTTTCCAATTACAACACACATATGCCCACCAGTTGGTGCAGAAAGAGAACCCCTATGTAAAATACCAATAACAACAGGTTTACCTCTATCAAGGCTTTTATCAATATCAGCAAAAGAAAGATTATAACTAAAATGAGACTTAACTCCATAACCTGCTAAAACTTTAGTCTGTACAGCATGGTCAGTAGTGTCCCCAATAGCAAATACTTTTTTAACATATTCATCATCACCTTTAATGCTTCCTGGTTTAAGGAATGCAAGACACATAGCACACGATGAACTATTACAAGTTCTATGTGCATCTCTGTAATTATCTACTTGATTAAAATATGGAACTGCTAGAACTTCTGGTGTAGGTGGCTTAGTTCTAAAAATTCCAATCCAATCTGTTTCCGAGTCATCTAAAAATTGAGCAGGGAGATTATCCTCCAACCACTGAACCGCTGCTACATGATTCGCATTACCATCATCATAATATTTGAAAAAATTATGAAGATCTAATGTCATGATTCTCTCCAGAATGCAACTAAAGTATTTATTAATATGAGTATTCTTCTATCTTATCTAATATCTTATTAATATACTGATGCGCTAGCCATTTAGGATCACATCCAGATTTATTCATCCACTCTTTATCTAAATCTCTTTTAATTTTAAGGACTTCACATCGTATAGTGTCCTTTGTCAACTGTCCTCTTGGCATGGCATAAAAAAACTCTGCCTTCTATTTAGAGACAGAGTTAAGTATTATTTCTTATTGTTTCAAATAGTTGCACCAACTTTAATAGTTGATTTCACGTAGTCCAGAACATTCTCTGGAGTAGTTTCTTCGTAAGGGTCACTGTCTGCATTGTCCCGCTGACCTGCCTCAACGAATAGTTTTTCGATGATTCCATTATCCACGACCATAGCATAACGCCAAGAGCGATCACCGAAACCAAGGTTAGACTTATTGACGAGCATACCCATAGAACGTGTGAAATATGCATTGCCGTCTGGAATGAGTTTTACATTCTTGATGTTCTG